AAAGTCCTTATCTTCACCATTTTCAATTTCTAACATAAAATCATAAAATAGTTCTACATTATTTTTATTTAATTCTTTTAAATCTTTTTTATATTGAGTTTCAGGTAATTCAAGATTATAAAAATCTTTTGGAGATTGAATTTGATTTAATAAATAAGTATAAAAATGATCTCCAACATCTTGATTTTTAATTCTATCATTAAATTCATTTAAATAATTATCTCCATGATATTTACCATTACATTTTAATAATAAATATCTTCTATCACTATTTTCTACATTAAAACATAACTCATTATTAGAACAAAATATAAATTCACATAATTGTTTAGCATTATAAGTATCATGATATAATTTTTTGATAACAATATCATCATCAGTTATATAAGATTTTAATTTATTAAAACTTGAATGAAAATCATCTTTAGTTGTTGATAACTCATTTACTCCAACTAATTTTTTACCTTGAAGTATATAATTATTTTTATTTAATAAATCATCTAATCCATTGATATTTGGATTAGTATTATATTTACCAAATACAAATTCACATAAAAATGTAATAATAGATCCTTTGCCAATTTGTTGTTCTTTAGAATATAATATTACAGCTTTTTTAGATTTTAAATGTGGAAATTTAACCATAAATGCAAACCATTTGATTAAATAATTATAAACAATTTCATCTCCATCACACCAAATTTCTTTTATAAAATTTAAAATTTCATCAATTTTTGAAATATCATAATTTTCTAATTTAGTTGCAATAAATTTTCTACTAATAATAAATTGATTATTATTAATATTTTTAAAATCAAAATCATCTTTCACAGATCTATAAATATTAAATAAATGAGAATTATTAATAATAATATCAATCAATTTTGATTCAATTATTCTTTCAACATCACCATTCTTATTATAAATTGTAAAACCAAATTTATAATTTAAATTTAATTTATGAAGAGAATTTAAATCATATAAATTATTTTCATTTTTCTTTATATAAATATATTCATTAACAAATGTCATTACTCTTGGCAAATTAATTTTAATAAAATTAACAATTTGATAATATTCTTTAAATTGCTTTCTAACAATTTCATTCATAAAATCACTATAATAATAATCATCTTTCTCATCAAAATAATTTTTTTGAATTATTTCTTCTTTTATTTCATCTTCTTTTATTTCATCTTCCAAAATATTAACCTCATTATCTTCAATTTTTTCAAATACATAAATCATATTTGGATCATAATCCATAACTAAAGAAATATTACAAGGTTCCATATCTTTAACTTTTAATTTTAAAATTAAACCATTATCTTCAAATATTCTTTCTAATTTTTTTATATCCTTATTAATATCATTTTGTAAGAATTTTGGAAGCATAATTCCATCAAAACATAATATTGATTTTTCAATCATATCCTTATCATAATTTTCATTAAAATAACTATGAATAATCATTAAACATTGATTCTCAATAAAACATAACATTTTATTAACTGTAGATGCTTTAATATTCCATAAATCTTTTTTTTGTTTTTGTTTTATTTTAATATTTAAACTATATATTGTCTTAAATTTATCACAAATTTCATTATGAATATTAGTTAATTCTTTTTTGAAATCATCTAAAAATTTATTTTTTTTTAATTTTTGTAATTTACCACAACCTCCATTAATGATAGATAAAAATGTATTTTTAACAATTTCTCTATCAATATTTTCATTTCTAGAAATAATATCTTTAATAATATTTTCTCTATCATCAATATATTTTGTCAATAAATCACATTTAATATTATTATTATTACATAACCATTTTAAAAATACTGGATGAGCATTTACAATATCTAAATCAATATAATAATCATCATATATAACATGTCTAACTTCTCTCATCATTCCTTGCGCAGATATTGATTTATCTGCATAATATCTACCATACAATTTATCATATGAATTATCTTTATATATAACTTCAATCTCGCCATCATCATTTGAATTAAAATAATAATCTTCTAATATTGGTAAATCTCTAGCATTATCTCGATAATTAATTTTTTTAAATTCTTCTTTGTTTAATAATATATAAGCTAGCTTATTCTTATCAAACTTTTCAATAAATGATTTTCTATTTAAAGAAATGATATTATTAGTATTTATATATCCATTATCATTATTAAATAGCTTATTATAAAAACTGTCTGTGGTGGACATTTTTTTTTTTGAATAATATTTTTATATATATTTATATAATCATTATTTATTTAAATGGAAATTAAAAATGATAAAATATATATCATTAACATTTAAATATAAGTAAATATATATATATATATATAAAATGATTAAAGAATTAAATGCAAATCATGATAATGATAAAGGATTATGTGGATTTTGTTATATAAAGAGAGATATATTTGAATTATTAAAAAATATGAATATAAAAGAATTAAATGAATTTTTTGAAAAAAAAGATATAAAAGATGAAAGACATTTAACAAAATATAAAGAAATAACAAATATAATAAGTAAAAATTCTAGATTCATATTTTATGGAGGAGCAGATAAAGAAAATTCACATACTAATTTTAAATATTGGAAACAAATTAAAGATTCAAATGAAGTAGCTCCTAAAAATTATTTCCATTGTCTATGTATGCAATGTATAACAAATCCCCATTATATTAAAGATTTAAATACTGGCAAATTATATATTGTAGGATCTGAATGTATAAATAAATTTGTAAATGAAGATATGCAAGGAAGACGATGCAAAATATGCTTAGTAAGACATAATAATAGAAAAGATGCTTATTGTAATGATTGTAGAATTATTATAAATAAAGAATTAAAAATTAATAAAAAAAAATATGAAAAAGTGATACTCGAATTTAAAAAAGAATATATATGGTTTAATAATCATTTACAATATATTAAATGTGATTTTGGGAAATTTAAAAATTGTAAATGTAAATCAATATTTGATTTATATCATTTAAAAAATAAAACTATAATAAATTATATAAAATGGGCAATAAGTGTATTTGATAAAAATAAAAAAAATGATATTTATCATTTTTTAAAATTATTTCAAGAATATAATAAAAAGAGAAAATTAATTAATAACTTTATTTTGTAATTCTAAATTCTTTTTATGTTTATTAGATGTTGTATGTCTTTTATAAGAATATTTTATAACTGAACTCTTACATACTTCACATTCAATTTTTTCTTTAAAATACTCCTTTATTTTATCTTTATTTTTTTCTTTATAAGCATTGATATATTTTTTATGATATTCATATAAAGCAGATCCCATTATTATGTTAATATATATATATTATATAATTATTATATAAATTATTATTTAAATATAAATAAAATATAAATTATATAAATATTTCCATAAAATGAATAAAGATAAATATTTTTGTGATACATGTAAAATAGAAATATTATATACATCACAATATGTACATCTTAAATCAAAAAAACATATTAAAATTTTTAAACAAATTATTGATAAACAAAGAAGTTCAAATCATCATTTTAATAAAAAAAATATAATAAAATATTATAATAAACCGCCAATAATAACAACTATTTTTAAAATTGTTGAAATATAAAAATAATTCCAGGAATTATTTTTTTTGAATAATATTCAGCACCATTTACAGGATTATGTTGTAAAAATCGTATATAATTTTTAGTAGCTCTAACTCTATCAGTTTTAAAATCATGATGAATTAACCAATCATAAGCTTCACCTAATGTAAACATTTTATTATCTATTAAAATAGTTTGAATATTATTTGTAGGATATCCCAAACTTAATGCTTTATTTTTAGTTATGTGAGGCATTTTGTAATTTACTTTTAAAAACTTTACTTTTACTTATCATATATTCTTCTATAGATTTAATTCTAAAATCAAGTAAATTAGTAATTGATTTAAATAATGTTTCTATATTCGTTAATCTTTCTTCTATTGATGCAACAGCTGTCGCAGATGTTGTTATATTATTAAATTGATCATTTAAATATAAAATATATTTATGAATTATTGGAATCATAGACATTTCATTTACATGTAATTCTACACCTGCATCACATTTAAAATCATCTTCATCTATCATTTCTACTAAATTTTCATTATCAAGATTATTAATACCTCGTACATGTAAATTATACTCATCGACCTTAGCTAAATCCTGGGCTATATAACCAACTTTTAAGTTGGATAAATTATTTTTATAATTAAATGTTTTTGGTTTTACATTTTCAATAATAGATCTTGCATAATCTATAGTTATATCATTTATATTTGTTTTATTTCTAATATCAGATAATACGTTAAATTCCGAGGTTGATAATAAAATTCCACTAGACAATCTACATGAGAAATTGTGCGTAAACGATCCAGAAGCATAACCTGTATTTGATCCAGAAGATGAACTGTTTAAATAACCATATCCACTAACGGTATGACTGGAATCTAAATTGATATCTAATGGATATATAGGACTCGTTTGATTGACACCAATATAACCATTGCTTGCTTTTATATATAAGTATTGAGCAATTGATAAATCTTTATAAGCAGATCCAGTACGATCATAAGCGGCAATTAAACCTGCCGTTCCGTTCCATTGCAATTCTAAACTAGTTCCAGAAACTGGGGATCCAGATCCCTGTACGCGAATAATATTATCAAATTGAGCTGCAGTTGTGCACTCCATCAACTGTTGTGAGCATTTTATAACTTGAGTGCCATAAACGCCTAATGCAATAAAATTTGAAGTAGATCCACTAGACGTGTACGAAAATGCGATTTCACCCTGATTATTAGTTGCAGCAGCAGCTCCCAATGCAAAATAACAACTGCTATTATTTGCAAAGTTTGAATTTAATGCCGAAATGAATCTATTTGCATTAATATCAGTAGAAGTACCCAGACATAAAGTTACCATTGATGTGTTGCTACTAGGATTAAAAAAATTCATATTCATTGAATTACCAGCATTTACTTTAAATAAATATGCATTTGTTAAAGAAGTATTTTTAATAGATACAGTTGTATTTGGATTTAAATTTATATTAGCTAATGATGATGTAATATTAATATCGCCACTAGACGTTGCAGTAGAGGCAATATAATTTCCCAATCCATTATCTAAATATAATGTATTAGGGCTCGATGAGTTGAATAAAGCGATATTCCCCGATGTGTAGATATTTTTAGCAACATATAAACCGCCACTTAAAATTTCACAACCTGTTGACGAAGATGTGCAATTAGTACTATTTGTATTATTATAAACACCAGAACAATTTAAACCAGTTAATGTGCCTAAAGAGGTTATATTAGTTTGTGCAGCAGTAGATAAAGTACCAGTTAATGTAGTAGCAGATACTGAATTTAAACTTGCTAAATTAGATGATGTATCTAAAGTCATAAGTGTTCCTGCACTATACCAATACATTTTATTAGCTAATCCGCCTGTTGAGGAGCCAGCAATACCGCATTCAATTGTACGATTATCATTTGTATATGCAATGGTTGCAAAACTACTTGCATTTGTATTTTTAACAATAACTCCTTGAGAAGAAGCATATGTATTTGTAATTTGTCCATTTACATTTAATGTTGATAATGTACCTAAAGAGGTTATATTTGGTTGAGAAGCTGTTGTTAAAGTACCTGAGATATTAGTTGCACTAATAGTAGTGATATTTAAAGTAGTTGCATTTAAAGTATTACAATCCAAATTACCAGCTAAAACCATATTCCCAGATTGATCCAATAACATTGCATTAATACCTACAGTTCCAGAATAAATAAAGAATTTATTACCATTAGAATTGCTTGAATTATATGTTCCAATATTCCAAAAGTAATTTGGATTTGTTATAGGAAATAAATCTCCTTTAAATGAAATTTGCTGATAATCTGCAGCTATATAACTTGATTGAATAATTAAAGGAGTATCAACTCCATTATTTAATGTTAATGTATTAATCCCAGTTAAATTTCTGCTTGAATCAACAGATAAAACTTTAGAAGCACTTGCAGAACCTAATGTAATACCATTTATATAATTAAGCTCTGTACCTGTGGTATTTACAGTAACAGAATCGATAATTAATGTACCATGAGCCATTGTTAAGAATTGAGATTTACCTGATTGGAATGTTATATTAGAAGCTGTACCTGATAATAACAAGCTTGTTGAAGTAGCATTTAAATTTATATCACCACCTGATCCTGTTAACTTGATAGAATCTGAATTTGAAGTTAATGTAATTGTATTAGATACTGTCAAATTTGTTAAAGTTCCAATTGCTGTAATATTAGTTTGAGAAGCAGTCAATAAAGTTCCAGTTAAGCTTGTAGATGTTAAATCATTAATTCCAGAAACATTTAAACTAGAATCTAATACTAAAGCTTTAGAAGCTGATGCAATACCTGGAGTAACATTACAATAATTTAATTGAGTAGCAGATGATGTAACAGATATTGAATTAATTTGAAAAAATCCAGATCCGATACCTAATGATGGAACATATAATGGACCACTCATCACATCTCCAATTTTATGTACAAAATTAGCATTTACATAAGCTAATGTTATGGGGAAATCACCAGTATCAAATTCCAATGAATTAAAAACTTCATACGTAGGCGGATTTGGAATTGGAGGATTATAAGAACTCATTTTATAAACTTGCTGTACCAAACCGTTTGGTATAGCAAGATATTTTTTTTAAGTAATTTATAAAACAATAAAAATTATAATTATATAAGTATATATATAATAATGGAGAATTTTTATAACACAAAAGAAGTTAAAAAGCATGCGACCAAATACCATAATCCCAATGTGGGTAAAACGCATCATATTAGATTGCCATTTCGCATGATCATAGCTGGAAACTCGGGTTCTATGAAGACAAATACTCTAATCAATTTAATTAAGAGTTTTAATGATACCTTTGATCATATTGTATTATGTTGTAAATCATCTCATGAGCCCTTATATAAATTTTTAATAGATAAATTAGAAGATAATATATCAGTGTTTGAAGATGGAAAGATTCCAGATTTAGAAAGTTTAAATTCAATTGGTGGACAAATTTTAACAATATTTGATGACTTAGTAAATGATAAAAAAGCAAATGAAATAATAGCAGATTATTTTATAAGAAGTCGTAAGATAGCTAGTGGTGTTAGTTGTGTTTATATAACACAATCATATTATTCTGTACCAAAAAAAATAAGAAGTAATTCAAATTATATAATATTGAAAAAATTAAGTTCAACTAAAGATTTGGGTTTAATATTATCAGAATATAATTTAGCAAATATAGATATAAAGAGATTCAAATATATTTATAAAGTTTGTACTGAAAAAAAAGAAAATAGTTTATTAATAGATATAGATGAAGGTAAAATATATTTTAATTTTACAAAAGATATAACTCCCAAAGAAGAAGGAGTAAACATTTAAAAATATTAAAAAAATAATATGTCATATGTTCAATGAACAATTAATATTATTTTTTTTGATAATTTATATGTGATAATAATTTATGATAAATGTTTATGATATGATATAGCTATATATATATATAATATATAAAAAAAAAATAAAAAATTATTTCACTTGGCTGAAGAATATATATATATATAATAAAATATAATAAACTAATTAAAAATATAATAAATAATAGCTAAATACATTAAAATACATGATATAATACGTTGAAAAAGCGCTTTTTCAACTACTATACTACCCATTTTTAATGTATTTAGCTATTATTTATTATTTTTTAATATATTTTTATATTATATAGTATATATAATATATATTACATGATTATATATTCATTCGCGCACTATGGAAAAAGTTATTAAAGCTATTGATGATAGTGATTGGGGAATAAGAACTAAAAAATCTAGAATTAATTTTATATTAAATCTTAAGAATGAATTAAGTCCTGATACTAATTCATTTAAATTTTTAGATAATTATGAATTGGTATCAAATTATATCTTGGATAAATATGATAACACTGCTACACGTAAAAATCAAATCATTGCCATTAAATCCATCTTATCTTTATTGGGTGATAAACGATCGTATGATAAATATGATATATTATCTAAACAACTGATAGATGACAATGATGAAGCTAGAGGTAATAATGTTGTTTCAGATAAAGATAAAGAAAAATATGATTATTCATATGAAGAATTAAAAAGAGTTCCTGATAAGATTAAAGATAATATAATTCATTTATTTAATAAATTATATTTAAATAATGATGAAATTAAAAATTTAAATACAATTGAATGTAAACATAAATATTATAGATTATTAACAGATTATATTATAAGTTTATTATATCTTAATATGGCCCCAGTTAGATCAGATTGGGGAACTGTACATCTTGATAAAGATAACAACAAAGATAATTATTATGATTATAAAACTGGATTAATATATTGGAATGATTTTAAAAATATTAAATCTATGGGACCACAAGTATTTAAATTAAATACTTATATTAAAGATAATATTAAATCTTATGTTAAAGTTTTAAATTATATTATTAAAGATCCTATATATTTATTATATACATTTAGTTCTAAAGAAATTATTCCATTTACAAGAGAAAAGTTTTCGGGTTATTTTATAAGAATGATGAAGACATATACTGGTATACCATTTAATATTAATTCTATTCGACATATTTATGAAACTACAATTATCAATTCTCAAGGTTACAATAATTTAACAATTAATCAAAAAAAAGAAATTCATAATCAATTGCTTCATAATTATAAAACTGCTCAAGAGTATATTAAGATCAATCAATGATCTATTAATAACCCGGTGGAATAATTCCATATCCATGCATGTGATTGCTATGATGAACTGGATGTTTTTTTTTGTGTTTACGAACTCCAAATCCCAATACATTTGGTGATTCAATATGTTGCCCTGGGAAAAATCCTGGACCAGATAATTTATGAGCTTGATGTGCTCCTTGTTTATGAGCATGATGTATGGTTCCTCCATGCATTAAATGATGAGGATTATGTTTTTTATGTGTTTTTAGGCCTTTTCCGGTAACGGCTTTTATTCCTTGTCGTGCTCCAGAGATCAAGGGTGAAAATTCGGGGAATAATGCAGTTGCTCCCTTTTCTAAGGTATCTAAAATTGGAGTGGCATTTTTTTTAAAGAAATTTCCTACATCTTGGAAAAAGCCAGTTCCGTGACATTCAGCTGGTGTTAAATGGAGACGAACACCCTTTTTATGCTTATGAGCATGCTGTAATTTTTTCATATTTTCTGGATGTATATGATGAAATTTAGTGCCTTGTGGATGACCTATAGCATGATGTGAAATTTGAATTGGTTCACGTTTTTTTACTTTTGCAATTTGAGTATGAGTTAAATGTAAATGGACCATTTTTATATTTTTTCTTTTATATTTAAAAAAATAAAATATTTATAAAATTAATTATTTATAAATGAATTCGTTTCTTTGCTTTTGGTTTGTGAATTGATAAATGTTTTAATTCATCTTTTAATTTTGTTATATTACCCATCATATGTGCATGTTTTGATTTTATATGATGTATAGCTCCACCATGCACCTTATTATGTACTTTTTTACCATGAAGTTTAACACGTTTTCCTCTAATATGAATCTTTTTTAAATGCATTTTTACTATATTTAAAATAATAAATTTATTTAAAAAATAAATATTCTTGGGGTTATGGGAATTTCCATAATCTCAAATTTGGTTACGGGAATTTCCGTAGACTTAAATTTGGTTGCGCTTATATCATCGACGTCCTTGTGTTGGATATGAGAATCTAATGCCACGTCCACTTGGTTGTGTCATTTCAATTTCTTTCTTTGCTTTATTTAATTTTTTTAATTCATTTGTATATTGAGTTATAGTTATTTCATTTCTATTAAGCATTCTATTTAATTTTTCTATTTCATTATTATATTCAAATTTTTTTGGTTGATATTGTGTTAAATGTGCTGCATTTTCCATTGGATTTTCTGTTGATTCCATAAATGGATTATATTCAGATCCAAAATGTGCACTTGCTACTGCTTCTGGATTATGTAATGTTAATTCACGATTTAAAGGATTTAATCTTTCAAGTTCTTTTAATTCAAATTCAATTCTTTTTGCTTCTTCAATTATTTTTTGTTTTTTTAATAATTCATTATTTATTATTCTTTCAAATTGTTCTTTTTCTTTTCTTTTTTCTTTAAATTCTAATTTTATTAAATTATTATAAATGTTTGCATTTATTGTTTCTAATTTTCTTTCTTTTTCTTGTAATTTTTTTATATTTTGTAATTTTAATTCAACTTCACCAATACGGTTTAATTTTTTATTAAATTTTTCTTGTTCTTTTTTATATTCATTTAATTCATTTATTCTTAATTCATTTGCTCTTATTGTACTCATATTTCTTAGTCCTAATTCGTGTTCTTCTTGTTCATTATGTTGTATTGAATCTTGTTGTTCTTGTATAAATCTTTTTTGTCTATAATCTCTTAATTCATGCATTATTGTTCTTTCATCTTGACTTCTCATAAGATCACGTTCTTGAGCTTGTTTTAATGCTTGATCACGTTTTTTCTCAAAATCACCAGCTGTCATAAATGTATATTGTGGAACATTTGATTTTACAGATTCTATCTTTAATTCTTGTTTAAATCTATTCCATAATTGTAAAAAGAAATCAGAATCTAATCCATGTAAATCTTTTATTTTATTAAAAAATACATCAGAATATTTTAAAAATCCAGGTAAATCTCCAACATCATCTAAATGATTTAATACTTGAATTGCATCTTCTCCTTTTAAATATCTTTGTAATTGTCTTATTGCTAAATTTCTTAAAGTTGAATCATCAGCATTTGTTAATTCTATTACTGGAGTTAAAGGTACTGGTTTTTGATGAGCATGTACTTGTTCCAAATAATTATCAATTATTGGTTTTTCTTCATCATTTATTTTTAACTTGCGATAAATGTTAGCAATATATTTTTCTTGATTAGTATATGGATTATTCATAATTACTATATATTATTAAAAAAATATTATTTTTCAATATTTTTATTTATTTTTAAAAAATTATGTCCACAAAATCATTTCAATTAAATCATGTCCATTTATTTAAAACACTCGTTTTACAGCTCCTGTAAGTACATCGATCTCAGCTTCTTTTTGGAAGCAAATAAAGCAATAAAGATCAACAGCTACACCTGTATTATTTGTTCCTGATACGACGACTGACTGATACGATTTGTCCGCATTTTCTGGACGACGTGATAAATCACAAACAATAAATGGACTCCAATTCCAAGTTGTTATATCAATAATACCTGAACTCACTTCACGACTTAATCCAGCATTTAATGACATCCGTTGTACTTCTTGTGCCCAAATATCATATGAATAATTTGCATTTTGATTAAATACATTGATTCCTGATACACTAACATTGAAATTTTGGAACGCCAACATACCTCCAGCAAGGGTTGTTGCAGGAGCAGTATCAAAAAGGCTCTGGAATTGACTCATACCAGCTGCTGAAGCAAATAAATTAGTGCCAGAGCCATTTTGGAAAGGTAAAATAATTAAACTTTGAACATTTGCTAATGCAGTTGTTAACACTTGAGAATATGATGCACCATTTGATATATTTATAATTGGTTGTTGATACCAATCATTATAACGAATCTTTTGTACACGATTACTTAAAAGACGTGCTTCATAAGTTGGATTGATTTTATAACTTGGAATATAAATACGACAATTTGGTAATGCTGCATATCCTTTTTGAGCTGTAGTGGTCGATACACGAGCAACTGTACTTGTTTGAATTTTTGTTGTAACTGTGATTGTACCAGCAGTAGAGGTTGAGGTAATTGGGTTTGTATAATTTGTGCTCATTAACACGGGGCATGTATTACCAGCAGTTGCAGTATAACTTGTATTTTTCAATAAACAAGCTGTTGCTGTAGTATCTGTTGTTATCGATGATACTCCTGCATTAAAGTTAAGGACAAGACGAATTTGTGATCCTTTTACTAATGGATATTTAGCAAATAAATCTGCTAAACGTTTTAATGGAAGATATACTACATAATTCCAAGTTCCTTCTACTGCTAATGATGATGCATTTGCTTCTGAAAAATATGGCATAAGAGTTTGAGTAAAATTATTGATAGTTGAAGATAAAGCTGGCGGCCATCCGTTTACTGCGCTACCAGTGGCTGCGGGATTCATAAATGTCATCAAATTACGCTCACCTAAGCCATTATTTATAAGTGAATAATCAAAAGCTGTAACTGTGGTCTCATTAGAAGCATTTAAAAATGTGCTATTTGTGTAGCCATCGCCATTTACAGTTGCATTGGGCCCAGAGTATCGAATACTCGTTGTTGTATCTGGGCTCATAAATAATGCTCCACTCTTTAATCTAAGATCATCTTGAGACATCTCTAAATAATCTAAAATTTGTAAAGGAAAGTTAGAAAATGATGTTTGATCAATCAATTGTTCACCATTTACAAAACATTGTAAACTATCAATAAAATTTATTGAATTATTTTTAATTGTTAATTTTTCAGCATTCCATTTGGTTGGTGCTGTAACAATAGCAGTTCCTAATGCGATGGTTGAACTAAAGGGCATTAAAATATATGCTTCTTGCATTGATAACCATGAATTTTGACTTACAATACTAGATAAATCCCAACTGACTTGATTTGAGTAATTACCATTCTGTTGATCTACGACATAACTAAAGTTTCGATCTGATGTAAAACTTTCCCACGTCTCTTTGTTCTGACCTGAGATTGTCTCTTCAATTTGAATCTTTGCAGCGTTATCCATTATTTTTTAAAACTGTTTTTAATAAGTTGTTTTATATATATTATAAAATAAAAAAAATAATTTAAATAAAATAAAAAAATATGGATTCAATTGAATCTTTATATAAAATTGCAAATGATATTGGTTTACATATTGATGGTATATTTTCAATGTATTATATTCCTAAAACTTTGAATTTAAAAAAAAAAAATTTAAATTTAATTATATTAATTAGTCCAAGTAGATTTAATGTTAATGGTCATTGGGTTTGCTTAAAAAGATTTGATGATAATGTTTTATATTTTGATTCATTTGGTATGCCTCCTCCAAATGAAATATATTATTTATTTCCTAAATTAAAATGGCATTATAATAATTTTCAAATACAAGCTATTAATCAATCTAATTGTGGTAAATTTTGTATTGATTTATTATATCATTTGAATAATTATAAAAATAATTTACCAACAATTTTAAAAGAATTTAATAATTTTATAAATAATTTTCATATTTATAATATATATAAATAAAATAATCATGTCTTCTGTATTATTATTAAATCAAAGTAATGCAACTAATTTAAATAATGTTTTTAATTATAAATTTCCATCTGGAAGTGTAAACTTTCAAAATATGGAAGTTGCAATTTCTCAAATAATTTTACCTTATTCTTGGTATAATATTACAAGTTCTTATAATAATCAAAAATTAAATATAATTTTCCCAGATGATGCTGGAACTGTTAATATAAGTATTACTATACCTCAAGGTTTTTATACAATTCAACAAATTAATCAATATCTTCAAAGTATACAATTACAAAATGGTTATGCTTTAATTAATGCTGCTGGTTCTATAGTTTATTATATAGAAATTGTAGCAAATTCTAATACTGGATTAGCTCAATTAAATTGCTATGATGTGCCTACTAGTTTACCTAGCGGATATTCATATTATAGTGGTGGAAAATGGGGCAGTATTGGTTTACCTACAAATGCAAATCAAGTTCCCCAATTGGTTGTTGCAAGTACTAATAATTTTGGTACTTTAATTGGATTTTCCGCTGGTACATTTCCATCTTCTGCAACTCAATCTTCTACTTATTCTATACAATCTACTACTGAGCCAGTTATTTCTAATGTTACTTGTGTTTCAGTTGGTATTTCATTAGTTAATAATGTTTTATCCTCTCCATCTAATATTGCAGCATTAATACCAATTACATCCACTTGGGGTTCTCAAATAAATTATCAACCAAATGAATTATTATGGTTGCCTGTTTTAAATGGAACTACTAATAACTTTAGTGTTTACTTTTATGATCAAAATTCAAATAATCTTGGTATTAATGATACTGAAATAACAATTTGTTTAATCATTAGAAAAAAAAATTAGTTTAACTGTTTTTTAAAACTTATTTAAATTTATATTTAAATATTTAATTTTTTTGTTCGATTTAATATATAATAATGTCTAAATCTCAAGTGGCAAAATGGCCCGATAGATTTGCACCATTTGGAGAGCATTTTGTGAGTTTGCCGTCCCTTCGAGTAAATAAACTTTACATTTCAAGTAATAGAGGACGTACAATATATAAGCAAGAACTGATTTCAGACCAACTCAAAGAAATTGTCAAAAAAATATTAAAAAATGATTATGATATTGAAGACATGTATGATTTATTACCTAAATATGAACAACAGATGCTAAATGATTGTTTATTTAAATCTAAATTAGAAAATATATTTTCATTTAATTCTGATGTTAATAAAAATAAGTTAATACAACAATTTAATGTAATGAAGGGTGAAATTTTAGAAGGTAATAATAGTGTTTTATTATTAAATGATTTTGAAAAATTATTAAATAAATTATTTAATGAGAAAATGTTAACTAAGACAGAATTTAATAAGTTAAATAATTTATTAAATTATAAAGCTTCATAGAATTTATAAAATATGTAATTTTTTTTTTTAAAACTTTTCATTAAATCAATAATATTTAGTAAATATAAGATTTAATATCAAAAAGATACTAATTTAATATTAAATCATAGATTTAAAGTTATTTATTTAATCTTTTATATTATCTTCTATATTAAATAAATTTGTATAAAATATGGAAAATGTATTAAAATCATCATTTAATGATTCAATATTATAAAATAAATTTATAATATTATTTTAATAATCATCATAATATTCAATTCCATATTTATTAATTCTATATTCAACTCGTGATGGTTTATTTAATTCTATGATTATATCTTTTAATGTAATTTTTTTTTTTAATAACTCTGACATTACATTTACATATAATGGCATATGTATATGTTCTAATTCTTCTAATATATTAAATTCTATTTCATTTTCTGGATCTTCATATGTCATTAAATCATGATTTGAATAATTTATTTTTATATTTGAATTTATATATGATATTGTTATTTTCTCATCTAATTCATTCATATATTGCTTATTATGGTTCATGATTCTTGTATATATATATATATATTATCTTTATCTTTAAATGTAAATTAAAAAGATGATCATGGCTGCTAGATTATATATATTATTATATTTGGAGGGTTTTATTAAAAATTGGATAGTAAATATTTTACTCTCCATTTATTATTTATTATTAAATGATTGATTTAATCATATATTATATACTTATTATATCTTGGGAGGAAGGAGAAGGTAATATAGAAAGTATATATAGAAAAGTATAAATTATAAATTTATATAAATTATATAAAATTATATATAGAAACTTTTAAAAATACTACTATCCACTCCCCCTAATTCCAGAATCATCATCAAAGAATCAAAAAAAACATTAAATATGTTTTTTAAATAAATTTATTAAATCTTTTACATAAAATTTACTTCCATATATAAAATAAGCATCCAGATTTTTTTTTATTCCATAAATTTTTAGCATGAACTCCAAAATATTTATTAGAAAATGGTTTTTCACCAATTTCACAACAATAAAATTGATAATATTTATATAAATCCAATGCTTTAAATC